CTGTCTTGAAGCTTTGGCCGGTGTTGGTCTTGGTGCCGTCGCTGTCGGTGACGTCCGCCGTGATGAGGTACGTCCAGGCGTCCTCGACGTCGCCGGGGGCGGGGAACTCGCCGGGCAGGCTGATCGCGCCCTTGTAGTCCAGGGGGGTGCCGAGCCCGGTGATGTCGGTCTCGTTGGTGTTCACCTGGGTCTGAAGCTCTCGGATGATGCCGTCCATCTTCCGGGTCTCGCCCAAGGCGTAGTTGACCTCCTGCACGCCGTTGCCGCCGTCGAAGGTCCCCAGGGGGGTCAGTGTGATAGCCATGCGACTATCTCCTTTCTACCGTCGCCGGTGATTAGGAAGTCTGGATTCCGGTCACTTTTACCACGTGGTCTTCCTCGATGAATTGGAAGCCCGCGCGGAGCGTGACGACCGCGTACCAGATCCCGGCGCGCGTGTCGTAGTCGGTCTGGATCTTGACGTTTCTCCAGACGCCCCAGTACGCCGTCTTCGGGTCCATGAGCAGGATGTTGGTTTCGTCGGTGCCGACACCCAGGTTGTCGGGGAAAACAGGGATCGGCATGATCGGACGGCCGCCGTAGCGGATCGGATCGTCGCCGGTGATGAACTTGTCGCCCAGCACGGTCGCGCGCCCCGCGAGGTAATCGCGGTAGTCGATCTCGGCGTCCTCGGAGGTCATGAACACCTGCCGGGCCTTGTTCCGGTGCGCGGGGCTCGGCATGGCCTTGAGCGCGCGCTTGAGGTACTCCTTCTGGATCGGGTTGGTTCCGGCCGCGACGACGTGCGAGGTCGCGGAGGCGAGCATCCCGTCCATGGTCGCGAGGAAGCTGTCCGCGCTGCCGGTGTCGCCGTTGACGACCAGCTCGTCCATGTCCAGGGCCACCTGCTCGCGCATCATCTTCATGACGGTCTGCTTGAAGGTGCCCTGCTCGATCTGGTCCTCGACCACCTCGTCGTTGAGGTCGATCTCGCCCTTGAACAGATGCGTGTTCAGCGTCTCCTGGTCGGTGACCGGCTTGGCGCGGTCGGCGTCCGACAGGGCTTGCCCGGAGGTGCCGGGGCGCAGCACGCGGCCGTTCAGCCCGACCTTGTCGATGAGCTTGGTGTGGCTCTTGATGCCCTCGACGGTGATCATGGGCAGCACGGTCGCGGCCTTGATCAGATCGACGATGAACTTTTTGCTTTGCTCCTCCTTGAGATAGCCACCGTCGGAGATGAGATCCGACACCTCGACGTCGGCTTTCTGGACCAGCTTCATGAATTTCTCATTGTTTTTCACGGTACGTCTCCAAAGTTTGGGGGCGTGTCTACGCCTACTTCTTCAATTCCTGCGCCGCATCGGCCGCGAGGTCGTTCGACCACACGATCCGCTTCGGCGCGTCCTTGGCCTCGGTCCGCTTGTGCACGGGGGATTCCCCGGTGCGGATCGCCGTCGACGATCCGACGGTGCTCTTAAGCGCCGTCACGCGGGCCCGCTCCGTGCGCAGTGCACGGCGCGCCTTGGCCAGCTCGGTTTTGAGGTGCTCGGTCTTCGCTTGCATCTCGCGCACCTCGTCGCGTAGGGCCGCCACCTCGCCCGCGAGGGGGTTGGGGGCCGCCTTGGTCGGGGTGTCCGTGGTCCCCGCATCGCCGCCCGGCTCGGACTCGTCATCTTGCCCCGCGTGCGCTTCGGCCGCGGTGGCCTCCGTCGGGGGGCTGCTCAGAGAGCGGGTGATCATGATTTCGGACAATAGCCCGTTGATCCGCTCCTCGGCGCCCTGCAACCAGTCGGCGGGGTCGGCGTTGCCGGTGGTTGCGTCGTCTCCGTCGGGGCCCGCCTCGCCGCCGTCCTTCTCGGCCGCGGGGGCTTCCATCTCTTCGGTCTCGCCCTCGATCCGGTCTTTCAGCTCCGAAGGGAGCATGTCATAGATCGGATCGTCCTCAGGCATGCTGACGTCCACGCCAGCCGCGAGCGCCGCCGCGACGATGCGTTCGAGGATCCGCACCTTTGAGGTGTCCTCCTCGTACTCGTCCCGGGCTTGCGCGAAGCGTGCCAGCGCGTTGCGGATCCGGTCGGGATCCGGTTCGTTGCTGCTGTACCCCAGGGGGTACTTGAGGTTCACCGGGTCCGCATACAGGGACTCGGTGGTGGGGTCGCCTTCGGGGTACGAGAGCGCCGCGTCATCGCGCGCCTCGATCCCGTAATCGTCGGCCCGTTGGAGCTGCGCCGCGCGCTTGTCCTCGGTGCTGGCATCCGCGGAGGGAACGGCCTTGGCCGCGTCCCGCTTGACCACCATGAACGAGGTTTGCCGGTTCGCCCCGGCGCGCACGAGGGACACGAACTCCACGTCCATGTCGGTCAGTCGCGCTTCGGGCCTTCCAGGTGCTCCACCGTCGGCCTTGTTGATGAGTTTTCGAACCTTCATTCGGGGGCCTCCTCTTCGACGGGTTCGCGCATGGCCGTGCCGCCGATACTGTAGGCGCCGATCTCGCCCTCCTTCACCGCCTGCCACAACTCGTCGTCGGCGATGCGAAGCGCAAGCATCCATGTACCCTTCGCGATGTTGTGCCCGCTCAGCTCGAAGTCCACGGGCGCCAAGTAGGATTCCAGGACGCGCACCTTGGATTTCCCGAGGTCCTCCCAGGAGTGTTCCAGGTCGCTCTTCCCGTGGTGCTCCATCCACTTGTGGGCGGCTACGCGGATGTCCTCAGCGCTGTAGATGTCGCCCTGGGTGTCGGGCTTCAGTGGGCCCGTTTCGCCGTCGTTGGGTTCGAGCACTAGCGAAAGAACATAGCGCTCCTCGGTGCCGTCCTCCGCCTTGCGCACGTCCGCGGTGTTGGGGAGTAGCCGGAGCCCGTCGTCGACGATGCGCTTCGTCATCGCCTTTGCATCCTTGGCCCCTGCTGCTGTCTCGTCTTCGGTCTCGGCAGGACGCCCGGCAACCTCGCCGGTAACCGCCATTACGCCGTCCGTGATCTCGGTCGTGCGCATGGTGCCCGCAAGAAAGTCGGAGGGGTTGTACTGCCGGAAGCGCAAGCCGTTTCCGCGCTGGTCCATGCCCTCGTCGATGAACTCCTTGTGCTCGGCGATCCATGCGCGGGCCTGCTCGGGGGTGAACTTCGACGCATCGAAGATTATGGTTTGCACGATCCGGCTCCCGGGGGCCGCGTCGGGCGTGCGGCCGACCGGCGCCTTGCGAGTCAGCTCGTAGAGGTCCGGGTCGAACACGGCCCGGGCGTCGAGCGCGATCTCGCCGACCCGTTGAACCGGCGCGCCGTCGTCGGCGGGGTCGGCCTTCATGGCGTTCCCGAGCGCCGTCTCGGCCTCATCGTAGAGGGCTTCGACGAGCGCCACGTGGTCCGCCCCGAAGAACAGATCCCCGCTTTTTGCACGGAATATTCCGATGCTGCCCACGTTGACCCCCTACGCTTTTCGGCGCCCGCACGCCGTCTTGAGCGCCTGATACGTGTCGCTCGCCCCGTGCGGGGCGTCCGCGACCGCCTCCTCGGACAGATCGCCCCAGGATACCGCCTCTTTGTCCTCTTCCTCGGCCTTCTCCTCGGTCGCCTCCTCGGCGTCGTCGGCCTTGTCCTCTTCGGCGTCGTCGGCCTTCGCCTCCTCGGCGTCGTCGGCCTCGGTGGTCTCCTCGGTCTCGGTGGTCTCCTCGGCGGCCTCCTCGCTCTGCTCCTCCTCGGCTGTCTCTTCGTCCGCGCTTTCATCCTTCTGGGACAGCTTGGCGAACAGCTCGTCAAACTTGGCCTCGATCTTGTCCATGCGCGCCGATAGCTCGGCGACGCCGCCCTCGGCCTTCGCCACGGGACGTTGGATCGCGAACACCTCGGCGCCCGCCTCCTTCTGCCGCTTGATCTCCGCCAGGTTGCGCTTGAGCAGCGCGAGACGATCGGGGTCCATCGCGGCCTCGGCCTCGGCGGCCTCGGTCTCGACGTACTTCTTGGCCTCGTCGGCCGACAGCGCGACCAGCTCGGTCTTGCACTGCGGCTCGTACTCGCCGGTCGCGGCCTTGAGGGCGTCGGTGAGCTTTTGCAGCTCCCGCTGCTCCTCCTCCGTCGCCTTGCCCTCGGCCAGCTTGGTCGCGAGCGCGTTCTGGTGCCTCATATATTCCATCAGATTTTTCGTCAACATACTGTCAACCTCCCGGCGCCCAAAGCCGATTGCGGTCGGCGGGCGGTGTATAGGTTCCTCCGTCCAGCTCCGTCCGGAGCGCGACCGCGAGGTGATCGAGGGTGCGCTCCACGCTCCACCCGAGATCGCCCCGCATCTCTCTGAACCAGCGCCCGAGGATCTCGGCGCGCCGCTTCTGCTCTTGCTGCGTGCATACCCGCTTTGCGTAATCCTTGCCTTGCCGTCGCTCGTCGTCGTCGAAGCTGGCCGCGAGGATCTGTGCGAATCGCTGCGCAACCAGCTTGTACTTTTGTGGGGTGCCGACGAGATCCGCAAAAGGCGATCCGTTGTCGGCCCTATGACGAGACGGGACTATGATCTGACCCATGAAACACCTCAAAGCCAAGTTTAGGGCAGTGCGCCCAGTACTGTCAAACGCGCGCCCGGTTCGTGCTGCATCCGGTGCGCGCCCGTTGTTCGGTTTGCCCTATTCGACTAGGTCGACAGGGCCTTCGATCGGCTTTCCGGGGCGCACGTGCTGGACTGCGAGATCGTCCACCCGTAACCCCACCGCGGGGAGCGCGTATTCCAGAGCCCGCAAAAGGCCCCACCAGCCGCGCCAGCCTTGCTGCATTGTAAACCCTTCGGCGACAAAACTGCACGTCTTTAAATCTTTGTTCGCTTCCTGCGCGAGCGCCACGCGCTCGGCGAGCGCCTCGGCCCGCGCGTCGCCCACCCGAGGCGGCGGCTCGTAGCTCCACACGCCCTGATCCACCGTGCCCACGTAGACCACGGTGCCAGCGTTCCTGCCATCGATCTCGGTTATTGGGATCCGTCCGGTTGCCATGATGTGCCCTCCGTCAATATGGGGTGTAGTGTCCGCGCAACATGCTGGCGGTGAAGGCGAACTGGTCGGGGTCCTGCTCCCACATACGAACGGTCTCCCGATCGGAGTTGAGCCGTTGTCGGCCCATGGTGGAGTACTCGCCGCTCGATGCCCCGGCCTCGAACCGCCGGTCCGCTTCCGTTTGCAGCACCCGCTTGCTCGACTCCGCCGTGCGCGTCCTCCCCTTCGCCGCATCGTTGAGAAACCGCGTGCGGTCCTCCCCGTATAACTTCCCGTCGTAGGGATCCACATAGCGCCCCGGCAAGCCCACCTCGATCTGTTCGCGCTCGGTGTGCCCGTAAATGTTGCGAACCCGCCCGTCGAGGATCGCCCGGCTGCGGGCCTCGCGCATGGCGAGGTCGTTTAAGGCGATGCCGTCGACGTGGTGCTGCATCTCGTGCGCGAACGTCCGCTCCCACCGCATTCGCTCGATCGCGCCGCTGTGCGCCTTCGACCCGGGGGTGAGCTGCGGGATCCGCGAGGACGGCGGCAGCTTCTTGACCTCCGCGATCGTACCCGGCATCTTGATGATCGCCGTCTCACTGCTCCGCAGGACGCTGACACGCGGTTCACACCATGCCCGCGAGGTCGACCACCCGGTGGTGATTACGTCCGGCATCGGGACCGTCTGCACCGCTGCCCGGAGCCCATCGGACGCATACGTGAGCGCCTGATCTACGAAGTCGGCGATCTCGTCGCTGGTGTTCAAG